TTTAAAACACCATCGTCTGCCGCTGTGTATACGCCTGAGATAGCCAAGCTAGCATTTTTAAGTACCAGCTCTTTTACCTTGTTTAATGTCTTGATGTCTGGCAGAGCTGTAATCAATGGGCCACGGCCGTATATCTCGCCAGCAACCTTCATGTAACGGCTAACAACCCAAGGGCTATGCTTTAGTCTGCGGTAAACAACCTCTACTTTAGACTCTTTGTGGATTACGTGATAGCAATAGTCGCCACGCTTAGGATCAAATACAGTAGCCTCGATTAGTTCTACATCTTCTGTGGGCTTGTTATCAATCTTGGTTTGCAGATCGGCTGGGATAATCGCGTCTTTCCATTGCTGGATAATCGCCTCGCCCTTGATACGCATACGGCGGTATACGTTATCTACTTGGCCGTTAGCGCCTTCCTCAAACGCAACCAAAAACTGTGGCACAGGAATGTAGTTGATTGGCGAGATATCATCACCAGGCTGCACCATCATTACTGCGGTACCGACTGATAGATCCAGTAAGAACTCACCAACTGCAATATCAAAGTTAGATTGCTTGATGGTTGCAAACAGTTTCTCGGTATAGATATCAAGAGCTGCATTAGCCTCTGCTTTGCGGTCATCTGGAATATCTGGGCCAGACTCCAAGCGGCACCATCTGCGCTGTGGCGGGAATATGCCTGACTGGATACGGTTAGCAAAACGCTGCGTAGAGTTGATGGCAGTAGCATCAAATACGCGGTTCATCTTTTTAGCGCCGCCTACCTTGCCATCGTAATATCCATCGTACAGATTACGCTGTGGCAGAGCAAACTCGTATGCCTCATCGTATAGATCGCGAAAGTCCTCTTTTTTACGCAGCGCAATGTCGTGCCGCTTGAGGATGTCCTCTGGTTTTAAACGCATCATCTCAGCCATATCAATCCTTTTTGTGCTTATTCGCAAAGTTGCGAGCTGCCTCTTTGCTACCAAATCCCCACTTCTTCAGAGCCAGCTTTAGGCGTGTTGGCTTACCATTCTCATCTGTCAGCGGCCCAGCCATCCCACCAAAACGAGCAGCAAACGATACGCGCCGTGGGTTAACTCCTTCGCTAACAGGAGCTTTTAAGTTTGCTCCCTCTGTGCGTTTAAAGTACTTGCGGCCAGCCTCAGTAAGACCGCCGCTAGGACTCTTGTGTTCTTTTTTCATTAGCCCTTCTTAGGCTTCATTGCAGTTTTAGCTGCCTTCTTAAAAGCCGCGTCAGTAGGAGCGCCGGGCGAACCAGGCTTACGCATCTTTTCCTTGGAGCCCTCACTAATACGCTCACGTTTAGCGTGGATATTTGAATAGAGGCCAGCTTTCATTTTTTCTTCTCCATTCCAGCTTCAGACATAGCAATAGCTACAGCCTGATCGCGTGACTTTACTTTGTCGCCAGAGCTAGATTTCAACGTGCCTGACTTGTATTCGCGCATAACCTTGCTAACTTTTTTCTGCATCTTTGTTTTATTGTCCAAGGCTTTGTCCCCCGCCTAAAGTCTGTACACCAGACTCTGCATTTAATCGCGCATCAGATAAAAGTTGACGACCACGGCGGCGAGCACCACGCATACGAGCGCCTTGCTCTTCATCCATGCGACTTGGTTTAGCTGGCTCTACTGGTTTTTCTGCTGCTACATCAGCTACGTTCTGAGCTGTTTGCCCTACTGATTTTTTTACTAAGCCGACTGTTTGCCCTACTGCTTTGACTGCTCCACCCATGATTAAACTCCCATTCCTTTGTTTGCGCCTAAAGTTTGCTCAACGCCTGTCTCTGGAGTTAAGCGCGTATCTGCCAACAACATTCTTGAGCCGCCACGTCTGCGAGCTGCAACGCGACCAGCCGCCTGCTCTGCCAAGTCTCTGCGCTCTTCGTCTGCTTGCTGTTTTAGCCTAGCGTTTTCTTCACGCTGTGCCTGCATCTGACCTGACATATCTGGGCCGCCACCGCCACCGCCGCCGCCAAATAATCCACCCATATCAAAACCTCGCCATAAGTAAGTAATCAATCTGATCTGGGCCGTACTTCCGCATCACGCTCTCAGTTTCAAACCCAATCGCTTTTGCATATCTGAACGCCCTATTGTCGTCAGTTCTAACAGTTATTTGCAATCTATGCAACTGGAGATATCTAATTGCGATATCGCTAAATCGAATAGCTGATTTAAGCATTGTTGCTGGTATGTCTCTAGCTTGATTATCAAAGATACTCCATAGTTCACCCACGCCAGGCCATATGTTTACTACGCCAATAACAGCTATAGGCCTGTTGTGTCTAAACGCAGTAAACGCAACACCCATCTGCGCCTGCTGCGATACCATCGACTTAATATCGTATACATGAGATAGAACCGATATCTCTTTGTGGTCAAAATCTAAATGGTCAAAGTGCTCAGGTACAAACGGCAGATAGTACATACCCCTGCGCTTGTGCATTTCGTCATTCATTACCTCATAAGGGATATGGAATTTCATCGCCCAAATATATCAAAGTCGCTGTTCGCTACGGTCTGAGCTACAAAAGTCTTGCTCTGTCCTGCTGGCCCTCTAGTCATGCGCTTGTATTCGCCACCGCCTAGTAGCAAGTAGCCGAACGCGTCACCTACGTGCGAGTGCTCATTCTTATTCGGCGCGTCTTTAAAGCGCTCTTGGCCTGATCCGACCGAGATCCGTTTAAAGTGATAGCCGCCAGCTAAGGATTTACGCAACATCTTGCATTTTGTGTCAACCAATAGCCCTGGCTTACCGTTAATTAGTCTTTGCATGGGCGCGGCAGCTGACTCTCGGCGTACCTTAAAGTCGTTTGATGGCGTAGGCTGAGCTTTAAGGCCTAGTGTTTTTAAGAAGTCAAAGGCCGTTACCTCGTAGATCGCATCTCTAGCCATACCAGCAGGATCGCCCCATACCAATACTTGGATGCCAGGATACCTAGCATTGAGTTCTGATATGAGCTGATGGCCAAAACGCTCAAGTCCCATATCAAAAGTAACAATCTCATCAATAATCTGCCACGTACCAGACGGCAAACGCTGCCCGATTACCGCGGCTGGGGTTAAACCAAAGTCAAGTCCGACTTGGATTGGCACCGTAGGATCTACTTCAGTAGGGCCAGACATAATATTATCGTTGTATTCTGGCCACACCGACTTACCTTCTTGAACGTAGGTGTACTTACCCTCGGCATAGCACCTAATCCAGTCTAAATTCTTACCCAGCAGCATTTGTTGATAGTAGCCAGCCGGTAGGTTGGCCACGTTTTCGGCCTTCTTGTTAATCTGCCACCACTTGCCGGACGCAAAGATGCAGTCGTTTGCCTCTGGGTTCTCAGGCAGATCGGTTACTGGTATCTCGATTACGCCACCCGGCTGCTTAAAAAACTTCCAGGCATACGCGCCCGTCATCTTTTCTTTTTCTGCCAATCGATACCACCAATGGTCGTCATCCATCGGATTGGTATCCATCCAAATACCATGCCAACTAGCGCCGCCATCGCGTTTAGTGGGGTATCGACCCACACGGTGTGTAAGGCCATCGATTACAGCCTTCGGCAATTCACGCGCCTCGTTCACCCATGCGCCAGTTAGCTCTAGGGAGAGTAGCTTTCGCACGTCTTTTGGCTGGTCAAGCGCTAGGAAGATAACCTCACAGTCAATACCAGCTGCGCCATCCCTAGCAGGCAGTCGGATATGGTGCGTAATCGGCGGTGTATGCAGCATTGGGCCAAACGTATTCTCAGGAAACAAGTCTAACCACGTCTTGATTGTGGTAGTCTTTAGCTCAGGGTACGAGTTTCGTACGATAACAAAACGGCTATATCGGATGCCATCGATAGGGCTAGGCTTTTGCTGAATTGCACGAATAAACACCTCAGCAGCGCAAGCATATGACTTGCCGGAGCCCACAGGCCCCATCATCCCGCGCACGAATGCGTTAGACGTGAGAAACTTGTATACCTCTGGGCTTTTAGAGAAGTCTAGGTTCAGACCTGTAGAAGGAATTGCCTTAGAACTAGCCTCTTTGGTACGTGACATAGATAACCTTTTAATGATATTTTCTTAAATATACTGTATAAACAACAATATGCAAAATTATTTAGGGTAATTATGGCCGGATATCACCTAACAGAAGCAGAGTTTATCGCGGAATGGAACAATTCCCCTAGTGCGGTTGAGATGGCCAACAAGATTGGTGTCAATATTCGCAACGTATTAAAGCGCAGGCGCGCGATTGAGTCCAGATACAACATTGTTTTAGAGGCAAAAGGCCGCGGCCAAGACAAACTCAAGTACGAAAATATTAAAATTGCCAGAACTGAAGAAACCCCAGGCAATGTTCGGCGCGGAACTCAGATGGAGAAGGGGCGCGTAGTCGTATTCTCAGATGCACACTTCTGGCCAGACGATTACACCACCGCATACAAAGCGCTCTTGATGATTATTAAAGAGTTTCGCCCTCAAGTCGTGATTGCAAATGGAGATGTGTTTGATGGCTCCCAAGCATCACGCCATCCGCGGATCGGCTGGTCTAACACCCCATCAGTCAAAGAGGAGCTGGAGGCTTGTCAAGAGTTTATGGCTGGCATTGAAAAAGCCTCAATAGGCGCTGAGTTAATTTTTACGCTGGGAAATCATGATGCTCGTTTCGAGACATTTCTTGCAGCTCAAGCTCCCCAGTTTGAGGGTGTTAAGGGAATGACTTTGAAGGATCACTTTCCAATGTGGAAACCATGTTGGTCTTATTGGGTTAATGACGATACTGTAATCAAGCACCGTTTTAAGGGTGGATTCGGGGCGGGTAGGGCAAATTCGGTTGCGAGCGGGGTCAATATAATCACGGGCCACACCCACAACCTAGCCGTACAGCCCGTTACAGATATGAGCCCAGCTTTTAGATCTAACGGTGGCACACGTTATGGAGTTCAAACTGGCACTCTAGCAGACCCTAATTCAGAGCAATTCGTGCATTACACGGAAGATAACGTAAAGGACTGGAGATCAGGGTTTGCCCTACTGTCTTTTGAACGAGGACGCCTCATGTTGCCAGAGCTAATCCAGGTCTGCGGCGAGGATGAGTTCGAATTTAGGGGCTGTATCAATAACGTATGAGGTTATTTTGCGCCTGAGCCCAGAGGTTGTCCGCAACCTTTACGCATCTCTCTACTGCTGCTACCCATTTACTAAATGGAAGATGCCGCTACCAGAAGAAATTGATTTTGTTGTAACCGCAGACCCGGAACTTATGGGAACCTACCTCTACGATACGGGCGAGGAGTACGAGCACAACGTAACTGTATCGTCTGCGCGTTGTGGCCATTACTATACCGTCCTAACCACGCTGGCCCATGAGATGATTCATATGAGCTTTTACAGGCAGAAGGGCGATAAGTGGCTGCACCACGGCAAACCATTTCGGGATCGCTGCCGCCTGGTAGCTACAGAGCTGGGGTTCGATCCGCTAGAGCTTTAATTAGTAACATTTATGTTACCAAACACCCCATTTACTCAGCTGCTCTGCAACATAAAGCACGATGCCAGCAGCGTAAAAGACTACGGCCACAATCTCGACCACGAATAGCGGCGTATCGTCAAGCGAGTAGCCAGCTGTCGCCCAGATCGCGGAGCCAATAAACCCTAGTATCAGGTTTGCCGGGTAGATATTGAGCGCAGTTAGCAGAATACTAAGCAGGCATATAACGGTTCCAGTCCACTTAAATGCAATCATGTCAGTTCCTATGGTAAGTATTGTTTGGATTTTTGACCATGCTAGCGATTACATCATCCATAGTCGGAAACCATTGGATAAACATGGTGCCGCTAGGCTCCCAAATAGTAAAGCTCATTTGATCCTCTTGGCTATCTCGCGCTCAATATACCATTTGGCTTTGCGTAGATCCTCAACTGCGTCATGCTTTTCGTCTGCGCGCCAAATATACTTCATCGCGTTGCCCAGGCAAAACCCCATGTGCTCGGTAATCTGTATGCACTCGATCCCAGACGGGTGGCTTAGGTAGTGTTTCGGT